TAAGCCACCGTCACCGCGCCTGGAAAGTCAGGGTCGGTGATCTGGGCGAATACGTTGGTGACTTCGTTGTAGATAAAGCCGTCTGGATTGCAAGCCAAAAATATTTGCGTGCCGTTGTCAGCAATAGACACAGGGCCAGTACCAGTTACGTTGCCCAACAATGTGGGCGTTGCATTCAGGCCGGTTAGTTTATAAAACTGATTGCCCGACACAACATAAAAATCGCTACCGTTGGTCTGGTGCGCCCACAAAGCGCGGATTGGGCCGGTGCCTACAGTCTGAAGGAAGTTTAAGCCAGGGGCGCGGTTAAGAAACGCCGCTTCTTTGCCGCCTTCTGGAATGACTTCTGGGAACAGATTAACCATGCGGTTATCCGCAGCGTTGATACTGCGGGCTACATAGGCTGATCCAAGAATCGGTGTTTTCATTAAGCCGCAACTGCTTTAATTACTGCAAAGTTAAATATTGGTGTTTCTGTAGTCGTGCCGCCTGTGGTGCGGAATGTGATGTTAAAGCTACCCGCTGCCACCGCAGTGACCATCAGGTCGTACAGGTCTGTTCCTGACTTCTGATTTAGGATAATTACATCCGTTGCCGCTACAGTGCTGTTGGTTACTGTAAAAGTTGCTGCGACTGTTGTCCCTGCCGCACTGAATAGAGTGATTGCGCCTGTAGTCTTGTCGAGTGTCACGCCCGTAGTGCGGCTTGTGCCTTGGGTAACAACGCCGCCTGCACCAGTTGCATAACCTACGCCAGCCGTGCCAGTTGATACGATTGCTCCTGTGGCTGTAAGGCTTGTTCCTGTGGCTGCGCCGATAACTGGGGTAATTAAAGTTGGCGTGTTAGAAAAAACCAGCGTCCCAGTACCAGTGTCATCAGTGACCGCAGCGTCTAAATTGGCGCTGGTTGGTGTTGCCAAAAATGTGGCAATGCCCGTTCCAAAACCGCTTATGCCAGTTGCAACAGGCAAGCCCGTGCAATTGCTTAATACGCCAGAAATTGGCGTCCCAAGCGCGGGCGCTACCAATGTTGAATTGGTGAACAGAAGCGCGTTAGTGACTTGTTTTGTTGTGCCCCCTTGGACGATTGGCAAAACGTCTGTTGTAGCCGCAGCCGTAGCTACAGGGAGGGCTGAGATTGCAATGGTGGCCATATTAGTAGTTTCCTGCGTAAATGTTAAAGCGTTGACGAGTGGCGACAATGGCGTAAGGCATAGACATCACGTCATCTGGGTTGTTGATGCGTTTCAAGTTGCGCTTGCTAGTCATGGCAATGCGCTGAACTTGGGGGCTTGGCTCCACACCAAACTCAGGCGCTATCTCCATCGCCAGATTGTAGGTAAACGCCCGCAAGTAGCCTGGCGGGAAAAACAAGTCAGTCGCCAAGGTGGCGGGGTTGCTTAATTCTTGAACCGAAACAAAGTGCCACTCCAAGTCGCGTGTGGGGCGCGGGTAGATGGACATCGTAACGTCTGGGTAAGTCATGTTTACAAAAATGACTTGTGGGTACGTTGACGTTACGGTCTTGACCGCAATGCCGTTGTACTGCTGCTGATTGATGAACTTGATGCCGAACGACACGTTTGTGCCTGGGTCACGAAAGTACGTGGCCTCATCCAGCAGCACGGGGCGCAGGCCGATAAAGTCGCCCGAGGGGCCAAGCGTGCGCGTAATTTGCCCCGCAGGCCAAGTAAAGATTTGATCTTGTGTGCTGAACACCGAAAGACGCTCGGTGTTCCACGAGTCGATCATCTGATTCATCGCCATCAGGCTGTCTTGTGACACTGATGCAGAAGTCGTCTCACCTTCGGCCAGCACGCCAAGCAAACGAAGTGCCCGATTGATTTGATCGCCAGCAGTGTAAACGGCCATCTCAGACTCCTTCGGCTACAGCCTTACGTGTGTATTTGCGCTTTACTTCTAGCGCGTTCACCACTACTTCAGGTTCTGATGTGGGTGCTTCTGGATTGTAGCGCGTCCAGCCGTGTGTTTCATCGTAAACGGCCTCAAGTTCCATAGTGGCAACTTTACGACCGTGAACGGGGTGTTGGAGATAGATCATTGCCATCAGTGTTTTCCTGTTTTAATTGCTCAAGCCAGTATCCGCAGTCTTGTAACGCACCGAGCGTTGCATCCAAATCTGAACGCAAACGCTCGGCTTGTTTTTGCAGACTTTGCACCCGGTCAATTATTACTTCACGGGTGATCATCTTTAGGCAGCAATAGCAGCAGTAGAGTACAGCGGCAGATAGCGGATGCCGTCAGGCGTAACCACTTTAAGCACTTGAACTGGACGAATTGTTGGGCCAGCGGTTGTGTCTTGCAGAAGCTTGCCCGAACCCTTAGTTACACCGGCCAGATTAAACAAAGTGCCGCTTGTGTCAAATGTTGCTTTGTCAGCGCCATAAGAACTCAAGTAGAGGAACGATGTGTTCGTGCCAGTCACAGCGCCGCTAGGCATACCAACTTCAGCTTCAATCGCGGCGTAGGTTCCTTGTGTGCAACCAGCAGACAAAACAACTTCACCGACAATACCAGAAGCTAGACCAGTAACTCGGCCACTTGCGCCAAATTCTAGGTAGCCATACAGACCGTTAGCGTATGCGCCCAACGCGACATTTGCTTCCAAGTCTGACTTGCTTGCCCAACCCACACCACCCACACCCGTGAGGGTAAGCGTAGTGGTGGATGCGGCAGCATTGCTACTTCCAGTGGTGGCATTCGTTACGGCGATGTTAGCCACCGCAGTAGACGTTACCGTACCAGTAATAGTTGAGTTGTTGATAACCGCGCCGTCCAAGTACGGGTCTTCGTATGCAACGCCAACAGGTTTTGTATTCGCCATGATGTTCCTTTAAAAACAGGGGCCGAAGCCCCCGTTAGGTTTAGCTAATGCGGTACACAGTCCAAGAGCCATCACCAGTTTTACGGGCACGGAAGTGACCCGAAGTGGCGTTGTCAACTTGCATAGTGCCTACAGCCGTCCAACCAGTGCCAACAGCCACTGTCACGTCGTCACTGCCGCCGTCAATGTTGACGACAAAAAAGTCAAACGCGGCATTTACTTTAGAAGCACTAGAAATGTCTGCTTCAAGCAAAGCTACGGTTGGCAAAGTTAAATTGCCAGCAGCGCCGTCAAATACAAACAAACCATTTGCCAGTTGAGCAGCCGTCATTGTTGCGGCAGCAGCTATGGCTGTTGGAGCGCCTTGAACAAACAGTTGTGCTTCACCGATATTGCCGTCACCAAGCTGGTAGCCACCAGCGCCATTAGGGAGTGCCATGATAATTTCCTTCAAAAAAATTTAAAAAACGCCCCCGAAGGGGCATTAGGTTTAGCCCCAGATGCGGCAGGCCATTTGTGGGCGGATGGTGCTGAAGCCGTACAGAACGTCAATACGGCAAGGCATACGGTCGTTGTTGATGTCGTACTGACGAACAACGCGCAAGCTGATACCGTTATGGACGGCACGAGCAGCCATGTCAACGCCTTGTGGCAGCAACAGGTCAGCAGTGGCGAACGTGATGGCATCTTTGTGGTAGACCAAGTTCTGAGCGTACTGAGTAGAAGCAGTGCCCACGAAGGTCACAGTTGCGCCAGTTGCAGGCAGCACATCCACAGTAGCCAGAGCGTGGTTGGCCGAGTACATTGGGGCAACAGTCACAGTCCAAGTGCCGGACGAAGCAGTGGCATCAGCCAAAGCAACGAACTGGAACAGCGAACCAGTGGACTCACGGGTTTGTGGGTTAACGGCATTGCAAGCACTGACTGTGAACACGTCACCAGCTTTGATGGTGGTAGACACAGAGCCTTGTTCCAGCAGAATGGTAGAAGCGCCTTCGGCAGTAACGCCTGGGGTCTTGACCAGTGTGGATGCAGTGGCGCTACGTGAGCCAGTGGTGTGCTGCTTGATCGACTGAGACATGTTGATCTCGTCAAAACCCAGCACGCCAGTGCCCATCATGCCGTTGCGGAACTGCTTGGAGATAGTGTCGGTCGGATTGAACAGACCTTTCATACCTTCAACCAGACCGGCGTTGGCCGCTGGGTTCACAGTGGCGTAACGTGGCGACATCACAGCAGCGTTCTCGTTCAGCTTCTGTTGGGCTTGGAGCAGCACCAGCGAAGTTGAAGGAGTGGTGCCAGGCGTGCCAACGGTGTTACCGATGGTTTTGTACGCATTGGCAACGTCAGCATCAATGCTGGAGGCCAACTGGCTGATACGTGGTTTCAACACACGCTCTGCGAAGTCATCCAATTGCATGGTCAATTCAGCAGATGTGAAGTTGACGCCGATATGCTTTTGGGTAGAAACAGCCAGAGTGGTGAACTGCTCGTTGTCGTCCTGAACTTGCAGGGCGGCACCGTCAGTAACCAGAGCGCGGTCAGGCAGACGGATACGCAGGGTGGAGCCAATCTTAGCGCCTTCAACAGCAAAGCTGTCGTCGTACTGACGATTGACGTTACGGGTCAGGACAAGGTTGTTTTCGAGAATCTCAAGCGCTTTGCGCGTGATCATGTCGATGGTAAGAATCGAATTAGACATTTGTAAATTTCCTAAAAAAAGTTAGCGGATACGTTGTGCTTCCCACTTCTTCATCTGCCTTACACGTTCAGCTTCAATCCACTGCGAGGCCGTCATGCTCTTAATAGAGCGTGGGTCTGTAGTGTCTTGCGTTGACGAACCGGAGTTCCGTGCGGTAACAGGTGAAATCGGCGCTGGCGCTGACGTTGTTCGTTTGACCGGAGGTTCTGCGGCCAATTTGGCCTCAATCTTTCCAATCTCTTTTGCCTGACCGAGTGGCGTCATTCGTGCGATACGTTCCGCGTCCTTGGGGTTAGAGCCGAGATAGTAAGCTAACTCAGGCCCAATGTCCGAAGACTGGATCGTTTCAGCCATCACGTTCGTGATCGGCAGTTTTGGGTTGTAGGCGACTTGTTCAAAGTCATCGTACTTGTCCCGCGCTGCTTCCTCAAGTTCCTGATAGCTTTCGAGAATAGCAGAGTGCTGCTTGGCGGCTTCACGCTTTGCAATCAGTTCTTCAGCCTTCTGTAGCGCCAACGCTTCCGTATACGCTTCGGTAGACTCAAACTGATCAGCGGTTGCTGTCGGTGCGGCCCTCAACGTCTGTTGTTCAGACTGACGTTGTGCTTGATCTCTTTCCCACTTACGTTGCTCTCTTGCGAGGCGCTTGCCAATAGCTGCATCAAGTTCCTCTTGCGAGAATGTCTTGCTTACTGCTTCTGGCGTTTCCGGCGTTTGAACATCAGTCGCAGGTGCAGCCGTTGCTTCCTGTTCTGGCACGGGTAGTGACTCCGCTGGTACTTCTTCTA